CTCAATTTACCCTTGTTTCCACCACGTAGACAAAGCTGGTCAACAATCTGTTAAATGGCTGTTTTTCAAGTTTATACTAGACAAATAGATAAAGCCACATACATTTATGTTGTTATAATAACAGAAAATAAATGAAAGATATTTACAAAAAGACTTGACAAATTCAATTATTAGGTTTACTTTTGTGAAAACAATTGAAACATGAATCTTAAAAAGTTAAGATTGAACCAAGGGTTGACCCTGGAAGAATTAGCAACCATTTTAAGAATCTCAAAACAGGCTGTAGACAGTCATGAACGAGGTTTTAACGATGGGCTAGGCATTAGGGCCAGTATCCTTGAGAAACACTTGGCCGCTATGGGCTTTTCCTTGAGGCTGACAGCCATTTCACCAACAGGTGAAGAGGTGGAACTGAGACCGGAGGAGAAAAGCGCGTGAGGGGCTTATAAAGGCTTTTTATACTTTCAGAAATTATTGAAAGTTCTGAAACTTCAGACAGTTTTGGAAGATTTGAGAATTCTGAAAGTATAGAAGGTTCAATTTTGGCAGGCGGCGCGGTCATCAAAATCGGGTAAAATAGCTCAAATCTTTATTGAAATGGGTTATTTTACCCTTAAAAATCTGAAACAATGAGAATTGAGAACAAACAACAACTTTTAGAACTTTTGGAAGCTGAAAAGCTTAATATTTGCCACACACGTACAACAGGCGTTAATACTTTTAAACTCATCAACGAATCTTTCGGTGAATTTACTGTGAACTTTGCACCGTATCAGGATTTAGATAAGATTAGAAGTTTTGCAAATCAGTTTGAAAATTTTTCCTACACTGTAAACCATTAATCGTTTTGCCTCTGGACTTCGCCTAATTAGTTTGGTTGTTATCCCCTATGGGGTTATCTCATCCTTACTAATTAGGCGATTTTGTTTTAGTGATCTTGGATTGTTTCGTTGTATAATCCCTCTATGATTTTCACAACAAACATTTGTGGGGTATTTTTACCTATAAAAATATATATTTATTTGATTTTATGATAGTTTAGGCTTTTTTTGTTGATAAAAACACATAAAAATAGATAAAAATTAGTTTTCTGAAAATAATTGAAAAATAGTTAACTCTTTACTTGACAATTAAAATGTTTTGGCTTATCTTTGTTTCATTGTTAATCATTAAATCTAAAACGATGAATTTTAAAGAAATTGCACAAAATTTGCTAGATTGTGAGTTTGTAGATATTCAAAGAATATCTTTTGAAAATTTCACTGCTGAACATAGATTTACCCCAATACAGGGGCTTGTGTTTATGCTTGCACAATTTACTATAATGATGAAATTGGTTACTGTTCTACCTACGACAATGACGAACAAAGCTTTATTGAATGTATCATTGATGCCCTTAAACAAGTTCTTTAACCTTCAAACTCTAAGACAATGAAAGTTACTTTAAAAGTTATTTTCGAGCAAATCCAAGGTTTTGATTATGTCGATTTTGTTACCTCTGAAAATGTGGTAGCTTTTACTTCTAAAGAACCGTCTTTATCTCTTTTGAAAGAGGTTGCTTTAGATGCTTGTTGGAAACTAAACGAGGCTGGATTTTTCACTTTTGTTAATCCAGAACAGGAGGTGATTGAAATTAGTGTAGAATGTAGGGACTTAAACCCTCAAATGCTTATAACTTATATCTACGATCACATCTACCACAATTTCGTTTAATTGTCCCTCTAAGATACAAAATGTTTTAAATCCTCACAAGCTTTTGTGGGGATTTTTTTTGCATATTTTTGAAAAATAGTTAATTAAATACTTGACAATTCCAGATAAATAGTGTATCTTTGAAGTATTAATAACCACTAAATCTAACTACAATGTTTTCAGAACAATTTTTAACCGACCTTTCACAAAGTTTAGCCCTTGATTGTGGCATTACTTGTGACTCTTATTCTGAGGGTGGAGAGAATTTTATTGATTTTCACCTTATTACATGGGCTGCACCAACAGAAGAAACTTATAAAGCCATAACTGATGGATTTAAAGCACTTGAGATTAATAAAGAAAAATACTCAATTTCTGTTAGTTACGATGTTTCCGGTTTTGATTATTGGATGAAACAACAGGAGGAAACACAATATGGGCATTTAGTTGTTAACCTTAATGAAGGTTTTACAATGAATGACTACAACCAACTTTATGAAGACTTTGATAAAGCAGCAAACACTTTGTATGAAATTCAATACGAATGCGGGCTTTTCACAAATCTTTTGTTGCACAATTCCTTTGAAAGTGCATTAAAACGGTATCAAGAAGCTCAAAGATAAACTGCCTTGACTTTTCAAGACGTTTAAAGCCTTATCTACTCCAAGATAAGGCTTTTTGTTTTATTATCCAAACCTCTACACAAATTGTTTGAAAAACTTTTGATTGTGGATTTGATATTTTTACTTGACTTTTTGCATTTTAAATTGTATATTTGTTGAAACTTTTCAATTATGAAAGCGCTATTTGTCTTTTCTGATAACTCAGAGATTTCTTTGTCTGACAATCACCAATTAACAATGGGGAATGCTGCCCACACAATTATGTGGGAAATGTATTCTTATTTTTGTGGTGTACCTGTAGTCGAAGAAAGAATTCTTTGGTTAAGAACACATTACGGAAATTTTGAAGTATGGAATTAATAATTGATAAACTCAAAGCGTTACAAAACTTAACTGATCGGGCTGAATATCATCCTGAACAAACAGTTTTGAAACACATCAAGATTGTAACTTTGCGTGCTCACTTGGTATCTGGACATCCTGACCTTATATTGGCCGGGTTGCTTCATGACATTTGTAAGGGTGACGCTGGGGATAATTCCAAAGGTTATTGGTCAAATCCAGATCACCCTAAGCAGGCTTTTGAGTTTTGCTATTTGGACGACGTTCGATATTTCATCAAACAATTTGGTGGAAATGTTGACCATGTTGCAAATATTTGTTTGTATCATATGGCTTGTAAAGAATTCATCATCAAAAAAGCCCAAAAAGTCCCGTTTATGGATTTGTTTGTGGTTTTAGATGATATGATGGAACGTAAACCTTTTCCAAAGGTTAGGCGCAATTTGTGGCTGCCTTGGATTGGTGGGATTGATAATGCAAATTTGTATTTTGTAGGTCAGTCCCCACTTCAGCAAATGAGAAATATTCCTGCAATGACTGTGACAGTAAACAACACACCTTTCGTTGCTGAATTTGATAAAATCCATCAATTTGGTGGAATTTTTGAACTCTTTAAATTTTAACACTATGGTAAATCTTAAATTTTATTGGTGGGATGATGTTGATATGGAAACTCTTTGGGATAGCGGACAAACTAGCCTAGTACCTAAAGAAGGTGATAATATCATCTTAAACCATGAAAAATTCATTGTCAACAAAACCATTTTGGATTTTGACAATGATGAATTGATAGTATTTATTGAACCTGAATACCTTTCAAAATAATGAGAAAGCAAGAAATTTTAGCAAAATGGCAATCAATATTTGCCTCAGTGAATGCACCTCTTTTAGGGGCTGAATTTGAAAAAGACATTACTGAGCTTCTGAGTGATGAAGAAATTGTAAATAAATTGATCACCTCACTACATAGTCAGGTGATTGAATCAGATACTCAAGAACTAGTAAAAAACATATTGAACAATGAACTGGATTAAAACTATTGGAGTTTTGATTATAGGATTTGGTATCTTAGTAGGTACTAATATCTATCTAGAAAGCTTAGCTAATAATCAAAAATCAAACCTTTCGTTGTACAATCCAGTTGATACAATGAATTGCAGGGTGACTTACTTAGTAAATAACCGACCTCAACACAATCAAAAAGGCTATATGATTCTAATGGGTAAAAGCGACACATTAGACATAAAGGCTTTTGTTGTTGATTCTACTTGGAAAACTATTGATTGTAACTCTATTCTTGAACTTGATGTAAATCCTAAATAATGAAAAAGACTTATATCATTACTAGAACCTTTGAAGGGCAAAAAGAATACTACAACCGGGTTTGGCCAGATGATTGGAGCACTTCAAGATACTTTTGGTCTACTGAATTTGACAAAAGAACTGTTGAAACCTATCCTAGCAAAGAGTCAGCCGAAAGTTACATAAAAGACTTAATGGATGAACCAAGATATGATGACAAGGGGTATATCCAGATTGAGAAAATTTACTTATAAAACTGGATTGACTTTGGCGCATACTTAAAAGCCTTAATCTCTTAAAGATTCTTTAGGGATCAGCTAGAAATTAAGGCTTTTCTATTTAATTACAAAAAGTCTCGTTGTATAATCCATTTTTTTTTTAATTAAAAACTTGACTATTGTTATGAAAAGGATTAACTTTGATGAAAATTCAACAATGGAAACAGCAACAATCAAAACTTGGCCTGAGTGGTTGCATTGGTGCTCAGTATCAATCAATACCCAAGGTCAATGGCCTGAAAAGCCCTCAAGAGTGGCTACTTATTGGCTACATAACTCCCCATTGAAACATAATGGATTTATGTTGGCTGCTCGTAATTCTTGGTTCCTATATAAAGAATTTATCTCAGAACGCGAAAAAGAAAAACAAAATGAAAATTGATGATTTTATCAAGCTTCTTGAAGAAAAGAAAGCTGAGGGCTTTACTGATATTATCAGCTACTATATGGATAGGATGGAAGATGATAATTATCGAGAACCTTTCTTTGAAGAGAAAGTATTAAACGATGAAGAAACTGGTTGTAGCGTTTTTATAGATAGGTCAATAGAACATCTAATTGGTCAAAAAGTCCTCGTTATCTAAACCAAAAGCCTCTCAGGGATGTATTCTTGAGAGGCTTTAAAATTTAACACTATGTCAAAATTCTTTACGATTATACTTTGTTTATCAAGTTTTTTATCATTTGCTCAGGCTACTCATTTCAAATCTGTAAAGATTGAAGTATTAACTGAAACCGGGAAGACTTACCATGAAGTAATTTGTGTAACTTTTTATCGTCAGAAAGATGTAGGATTTGATCTTTACAGTCATTCTGGTAACTTGATAGCTAAAGTTGACGTTCGTGCTGTGTTGCCCTCAAATCACCCTTTAGATGAAACAATAATGGCTCGTATAAGCTCTGACATCTACAAAAGAGAGAAAGAGCTTTATACGAGCCAAGAAACTCAAAAAATTGTTGCTGCTACATTACTCACAGCAGCTAAGATTGCTATTCCTATGTTTTAGTAAATAACATCATTGCTAATTCATTTGTTTATGGTTGTCAAGCACTGAGATAACTTTCTTCACAGAAAAGTTAACAACTGCCATTATCCCAGTAAAAATAAAAAAATAAACACATAATTGGTAGCCAATTTCCTTGAACAAAGGATTTTTGAGCCATGCCCATAGCCCATAGCTATAGGATATAGCCACAAACCAAGCTAAGTCAATCATAAGCCACCAATGTTCAAATTTTGATAGTTTTTTCATAACTCTGATAGCTTATAAATTCTTTTATGGCCTACGTTATACCGTTGGTTGTGTGGGGCATCAAAAAGATAAGTACATACCCCAGCCTTGTTGAGTTCCACAAAGTTCTCAAACCTATCGTCAACATAAATGTCAATGCCTGATTTAAGAGCTACTTCGACTTTAGATTGGTTTAAACCAATAGAATAAACAGGCATTGTGGGGAAGCCATTTTTATCCAACCATTCAATAGTCCATTCTACTGGAATAGATCGGCTAGTGATGTAACAATGAGGCTCAAAATGAATTTCTGAGGGCTTTGTTAGAACTGGTATAGACAACCAAAATTCTTTATCATCTTTTAGTGCCTCAAATTTACTCTTAATATCTCGATCAAAATTCCATGTTTCAGGAACCTCTTGCCCATGATATTTAGTCCAATGCTGTACCCATCCAGCAAGCACCTCATCTATGTCTAATCCTATTTTTAGTTGTCTTAGATAGTGATGATTCCTATCGTCCCCTTGAGGATATATTTTGTAATACTCCAACAAACTAAATAATCCCCAAGCAGCGTTTGCTAAGTGGTAAGTTTTCATTGAGGGGTCACTATCAATATCCTCGCCCTGCTCCCAAGCGGCAATATGACGTTTAACTGATCCCATCATAGATGTCCAATCGAGTCCTTTACGCCAATTGTCTGCCCCATCTGAGTATATTTTAAAATCACCAGATAGGATAGTTTCTAATGGAACATCTGAACCTTTGACTAATTCCCCATCAGGACTCTCATAGATTGTGTATTTATGAGCACCCTTAGTGTAGACCTCTACAAGCTGTTTTAGGGCAAATTGAGGTAAAAGTTCATACCTCAATTTGCCCTTATTATATCTTCTAGCAGACATATTAATAAGAATTTTCCAAATTTGTAGATTCTTTATGTGCTCTGGTAGCTGCTCTAACAGCTTCTTGCCAATCACCCCAAAGATTTTGCTTACGTAGAGCACCGTATTTTTTCTCTTGGAAAGTTGTTCCACCTCTCATGTAAGGAGGTAAAGATACCCATCGGTATCCTTGAATTGCCAATTGCTTTGTGCGTTGTTTTGGACTCATTATTTTAAGTTTAAGATTTCATGTAATTGATCTTTGCTGAGTTTGAATACCTTTGTTTTGGTATCTTCAACATCCTCAATATCACCGTACCAAGATAGTAAAAAATTTCGTTCTTGAAGGTAGTTATAAAGAATCTCTCCATTGAGTTCTTTGCCTGAGAATTTCTCGTAAATATCAATTAAAGATTCACAGACAAGGTAAGACTCAGTAGTTTTCAAACTCAAAAAATACGACTGCTCCAATAGCTCTTTACAAGAATACTGAGTGTCTACATTATAAGTTTTCAAGCTATCCACAGGAATACGAAATTCCTTTTTAGCTTGACCTAAAAGAGAAAAACAAATCAGTGAGAAAAAAAGTGTGAGTTTCATTGGCCAATGAATTTTAAGGTTCCATTAATGCAGGAGGCTTCTTGCTTGAGGATTTCACGAACGTACTCATCCCATTCCATCATTTCCTCATCATCCCAAAAATCTTCCCATTCTTGTTCATCCTCGTTCCATTGAGAAACAATGATAACATTGGAAAAGTCGGGAATTACATTGTTTTCCTCAAGCCAAAGGTGTTGAAAAGCCATAGTCTCAGCGACAATAAAGGCTTCTATTGGTGTAGATACCTCAACTGAGAAGCCTTTTCTTAAAGAGCCTACTTGAGGAAAGTGTGTTACACGTAGTTTCATTGCTGTTATTTTTGATGTTATTAAATATCACCATAGTCCCAAGCTTCTGGGGTATGTTTAGAATAGAAATCATTGAATCCCTCCTCAGTGTCGGCAAACACCTCTTTTTCAAAATCACCCCATACCTTACCGAAAATAGGATGAACAGCCTCAAAAGCATTAACCCAAGTATAGTAGTCTTCCCAAATTACTCCTTTTATTGTCCAACCATCAGGGTGAGTCATTTCATACTCTTGATTATAAGAGTAATGTTCTGAATTAGTGACTTCTGAAGGTGTTAATGTCAAAGCACCCCCACTTGAGTTAAAATCAATACCAAATGTTTTAGTTATCATTGCTGTTAGTTTATTAAATTTACGATTTTTTCAAGAACAATTTGTGCCACCCTATCAAGGGTTTGGGTATTCTGAAGCACTGATGCAATAAACCCAGTCCTTTTCCCATTCTTTGAGAAAGCAAATGAACCGTCTGTTGGATGCCCTTCCACCTTAGCTGTTTTAGCCACTCTGATAGCTGTTCCCAAATCCCAATTGTATGAATCCATCAACCCCTGAAGATATTCGGAGAATTGGCCACGTTGACCACCATAAGGAACTTTAGATGCTGGGACACCAGTTTCAAGAACAAGACCGTAATCAAGCATTTTGATTGTGGCTTTCATTATCCCCCCTGATTCACCAATCTCTACTTCAAGGCTCTCAGCGAGGTTGCCTTTGTTGTAGTGACCTTGATCTCTTAAGGACTGGATCAGTTCTTCTTTGAGATATTTGGCGGGATCGCTGAGTAATTGTTCTTTGGTGATCATTCCTTGATTTTTTATGTGTAAACTCTTCTATCGGCCTCACAGTGTTTGCAACTACTGCCACGAAGTTTTATTTTCATTTTAAGCTTTTAAAGATTAATCGTTTTCTTCCAATTCAGGCCAAAGGGAAGGATCAGGGATGATTAATCCCTCAATGCTAAATTCAGGAATTTCAAAACACCCAATAACCAAACCTACATAGTTTGGATCACTGGTTCCATACCAACCCTCTCTTAGCTCACCACGTTCAGACCACTCTACTATTTCACCAACTTGCCAATCATTTTTTGACCTTCTAAATTGGGTGATTTGATCGTTAAATTTAGTAACATCTAATCCACTTACCTTATTATGACTAGACTTGTCATAATCTCCGTTAGTGGATTCGTCCCAACGTACTTTTAGTTTACGTAGGACATAAAGATAAGGAAATTGTAGCTTTTCCATGCTTTTTTGTTTTTATGTTATTAATGAGACAAATCTACAAATTAAAATTTAACTTGTCAATAGCTACTATGAAATTTTTATCATTTTCGTGAATCTTTTGGTTTCTAATAGCCAATGATTCAAAAGATGAGAGTTTTCTACAAGCTGACTTACTTTGTTTCTAGCAAATTTACCATACTCTACAACAAATGGATATTCAAAAACCTCAAAGCCCTCATCAGGCAAAATTTGTATACCATACTGAGTACCTTGGTTATCAACCACAATAATGTGATCATAACCGGGAACTAAAAGATAAAACTGTTCATAGGGAATTATTGAAGAAATTAGGAATTCTGTCTCCCTGCCCTTATTACCTAAAAGAACCTGTTTTTCTTGGTGATTAATCAAGAGAAGGTTGGGAAAATTCTCGTGAAAATATTTTTCCACATAGCTCTCATGTACTGGATGAGTATTATCAAACAGAATAGCTTGATTGGATTTGCAGTTATCTAAATTGATAACTTGATATTTTATTTCGTGCATTGGAAAGTTTTTTACAAAGATAAAAAAGGCTAGGGGGTTATCCTAGCCTAATCAAAACTTCTACATTATGGATTTCAAAATTATCTTATATACACGCGAGTGTAGTATTTTTTGCGACCTACAGCCTCTAAACTTCCATCAGGCTGACGTTCGTAAACCCACACAAATGTATGTATTACATACCAACCACTCCCATTTGTAATTAAAGAAGCTTTCCAATTATAAGTTTCAAGCTGGTTTTGATATGATCCCCCCTCAAGATAGTAAACATGCCTGTAAATAGCAATCTGGTCTTGAGAGAAATTAATTATAGGGTTTGTAACAATAGTGATTCGATTGTCAGGAGCTTGAACTGCTATAACTTGAGCATTTAAACTCATAGCTACCAAAAGACACACAACACTAATTATCAGCTTCATTATCTTCAGTTTTTGGTTGTAGGATCGCAATAATGATTGCTAGGATGACAAATCCTCCGAAAGCAGGGCCAAAATACTTGATTGTATTTACCCAATGAGCAATTACCATGATAGCCATTACCCCTAGCCAAATCATTGCAATGTACCCTAAAAAAGTAAAAATTCGTTGCCTTAGCATGTTGGACATTTTGGTTCCCCTTTCCGGGAAGTTAAATTATACTCAACCTCTTCAAAAGAAATGTCAACACAGTCACAGACTGTAAATTGAACTCCTTTCCAGATTGAATTATCTCTATTTAGAGGCAAGTCTTTGATAGTATCCCATTCTGGATAAATGGTCTTATCAACACATTTAACCTCCCTATCGTACTTTAATTGCTTTAAAGTATCTAAGGATACCCAAGCTTGAGAATCGTCGCTGAGGGTCACAAGACTGCGCTCAGTGAGCTTATTTATGATGTAGGCTAGAGTAGTCATCAAATCATCTTGAATCGCTACTTTACTTCTACGACAAACCTCTGGGCAAGTCGGGCAATCTGGAATGTCGGCTACCAACAAAGACCAAGTTTGGCATAGATTTTTTCGATCCTTGGTTTCAGCGTAATCAGAAACTAAAACAACAACAGGAAATTTGACTGCCATTTTACTTGGCAACGCCCCTGATTGCTCCCATGACCTGCTCCAAAATCTTTGTTCCTTGTAATTAGTAAAATCAGCACCAAAAGTAGGATGGGGAATATCCTGACCATTGTAAATCTGCGCTACCGTATCGACTCTATAGCAAGATACAGGCATATGTTTAATAATCTCAATAATGTGCTGAATCATTTTGTATAAATTTCCCAGTCGTTGTTAAAAATATCCTGCTCATTTAAAGCGTAGGATACAATTACATTATTAGGGTAACACAACGCTAATTGGTCTTGGTATACTAATGGTAGTCGTCTATCCACTAAAACTTCTTTAACTTGATCGGATAAAGAGGTCATTTTCGGAATAATATCTGGGTTTATGATAGATGGAATTTGCATAAAAACAAATAGACCATCAGGCCAAGCCCTCCTACGAACTGGGTAACCATCTTTTATTTCAGGTAGAATAGTAGAAAAGTCCATAATTCTTTTGTTTTTGTCGATTAAACGTGCCAGGGGGAGGCATTCTTATCCTCCTACTATAGCTATCTCAACACAAAGATAGTGACTACTGAGATTTTATTGTGTCTTATTTCTCAGTCAGGGTTTTCCCTAACCCCTGCCGTTTAATCTATAAAGCCTATACAGGCAAATATTAGGCAGAGTCTTTTTGTTTTTCTGGTTGAGAACTCTGCTTTAACGGTACTCCGGTAAACTCAAATCGTTCAGGCGCGACCTGACATCGTAGCATATGTTGGACTCGAACCAACGACCTCTACATCCCAAATGTAGCATTCTACCAACTGAACTAATACACTAGAATTTGTTAGGTCAGGGTTCCCTAACTGTCTTTCCCAGACGCTCCCGAAAGATTTGAATTTCTTAGGCTGTAAGAAATCCCTAAACCCAGACTGATTTTTTCGCTGTGGAAAATCAGTAAAATGTCAATAGGTTTTCTGTGTGTGCCACATTAAATACTCTTAGATACCTATAATCCTAAGAGGACTACAATCTGATTTGTCAGATCAGAAGGTTTATGAGGTAAAGTAATGCCTCAAATCCCTTTGACTAAACTCAGCTATCTCCGCTGATTAAGGGCTTTCTCATTTCTGAGCCTAAACCTATCTGGCCGTGACTTACCATCCACGCACTACCCCTCTTAAGGATAGGTAGGATTCTAACCTACAAAAAGCTAAGGCTCACCAGATTTATGTCTATTTACGTTGTTCACTTTCGTGGGTAGGGTTCCTATTCAATCCCTATTTCTAGGTCATCCCCTGGCCAAAGTCACATCTGTTGAAACTCTCAACTAAGATGATAAAGAGCGTTCTCCTGCTTTTCTGAGTGTTTGAAAGGTCACTGAAAAGTGCTTGCACCACATAAATAAGACCTCCTAGCCTTTCCCAGTGTCCGGTTGCTCACCGTGTCGGGAGGTCTAACAGCTTTTGTGGCTTACCCGATGTTCCCACAACTTATTTATGCTGTCCTATACCTGCATCTTAGAAAGGACGGTCTAGGTTTTATCGGAGTTTTCTACTCTCTCCTTCGTGGCTCTCGATGCAGCAACCTGAGTGCCGCTATTTCGCCTTTAGTCAGACTGTCACTTTCATTTTTCTTTTCCTCGGTTTGATGTCCTTCATTTAGGATAATCAACTCATCTCAGAGTAAGCAATCACCGAGTTCTCAAGGAGCCAATTTCTTTATCGCATTTGCGTGAATTTGGTTCTTTTTTCAGAATATCTGAAAAAAGTATTCAGGTAGACATCCCGATTTCGCTGATACAAAGATGCAGAGTAAAATTTAAAAAGTCAATACCTAATGTAAAAAATTTTGAAAAAACTTTACATGAAGTTTAAAACATGTAAAGAAATCACGAAAATCTTTCACTGAGCTTGAGAAACATTTAATCTAGCTATTAACTCAACTGCTGTCTCAAAATCTCCTAACCAAGCTGATTCTAATGGGGTTGGATAACTTCCAGAAAACCATTTGTTCTCTATGATTGTATCAAGTACTCCCATCCACCCTAAAACCTCAGCTTTTCGTTCACCTATCTCTATCGCTTTCGCTTTCGCCTTTCGTTCCTCTTTGGTACTCGGCGTTGAAAACTCAACACGTTCCCAGAATGGTTTATATCTAGGGTTTTCATGTAGCGACGCGAGAAATGTGTAAAAAAAAACCTGATCTTTAGAATCTCAGATAAGGGACAGTCAGAAAAGAACTCAGCCCTTTGTTTTATGAACTCAGTGCGATCTTTTGATTTGATTGGTAACATCTCTCCCTTTTTACGAGCTAGAATCGCAATCTCCTCAAGACCTAGGCTAAATTCATAATTACCATCAGTGTCTCCTTTCTTATCCACAAGTTTTTGAACTCTTCTGGACAATTCTAACATAGTGAGGGATTCCCCTACCGTCAATTTTCGGGTAGGGAAAATCTCCTCTTGAGCAGCAATGAAAAACAGTTCCCCTTTGTGAGTAATGGAGAACTGTTTTATCCTGTCCAGGCTAAAACTATTAATAACAGCAACTACATGATTATAGAGGGTTACAGTCGTAAAATCATCACCGGGTATTAGAAACTTAGAGCCAATTGGAGTTACATCATCAAACTCAAGTAATGATAGGTCTTCATCAGGGAAATAACACGTAAGGACATCAATTAAGGTATCATACCCAAATTCTTCGTCTTTCAACAAAGCCTGTTCCATAGCCGTGGCATCCACAAACTGTTGGAATGTAATGTCAGAAGCCGTTTGAGGGACTTTGAACTTTCTGTTATTTCCTAAGTTTACTATCATTAGATTTCAATGTTTTGGCGAGCTTGCCAAATAGCTTTTGCGATCTGATCAAGTTCTTGAGGCCAACGAGGTGGATAACCTTTTCCTGTAATTGCTTTGTACAATTCCTTCCCTTGTTTTACGTCCTTCACTTCTTGCAGAACAGTAATCCAATCGTTAGATTCAATTACGGGCTCACCAGTAAGGATTTTTTCAGGATTTTCAAAGTAAGTAGGGCTAATGCCAATACCATCCTCAGTGATTGCGTCCAGAGTCTTGGCTGCTTCTTGTGTTGTAAGTCCCATAGCCGAGGCGGTGGCATTAATAGCCTCAGAGAACTTACCCAAAGCTTCAGTAGCCTCTTGCATACTTAATGGTAAAGCACCCATATCAGCAGACTCAACAAGATCAGACACAAGCTGTGAGTAGTCCTTGTCGGTTTCAACATAGGGTTGTTCAAAAACCTCAGTAGCAATCTCCTCAACTTTCTTAGCCAAGCGAAGAATATTTCCACTTACAGGTTTATTCTGTTGAACTGGTACTGAACTTCCCTTCCCACAAGTAGGGCAAGATGTAGACTGACTACCCTGAATCCCTGAGTTGCCAAGAGACTTAATCTGAACAGGGTTTTTTATTACCCGTGGCATTGCCGCTTGAGGCAGTAATGGCTGAAAATCAGCAGCACGTCCTTTAAAAGTTTGGGATAGTGTTAATACAATACCCTGAAAAGCTCTGTCTTGTCCTAGAGCAGTAAACTCAGCCTTTACATCTTCTAAGGCTTTAATCAATGTCGTTATATTGTCCATGTTGGTATTTAAATTTGTCTTTGTTCATAATTCGGACATCGTATCCTTCAATATTCTGGGTAAAAGTGAAACCTTTGTAATCAACCCCAGCATTAAGAATATCACCCGGTCTTACAATCATCCAAAACTCCCGACTTGTAGGGATAGTAAAATCAACTGCATCAGCCTCACCAGAACGAGTTTTCATGTTAACATTGACTTTCTGCGCCCTAACATGTAGTACATAGATGTAATGACCACCTGCAAGGGTTGAATCAAGATCAGCCAACTGCATTTCAAGATCAGCCTTTCGGAACTCGGCCTGAGCAATAGCATCAGCCAACTTCTTACCATCTTCTAGGGTAAGTTGTGGTTTTTTAACAGGCTCAACCTTTGGACGGGAGCACATATAACCAACGCCTAGAAACAAAATGAACGCTGATAAAGCGTAAGCTACAAATTTATTCATTGCTTTTTTATTGTTTTTATCCTACTACCTCCTCGTCGAAATCTCCCAACTCAGCCTCGGCAAGTACCTCAAGAGCCATATAACGAGTCGCGTCCCAACAATGGTTCCACTTATTTGTTGGTACTTTTTCATAGATACCCCCTTTGGTTTTCACCCAAACGTACTTCTCTTGCTCTTCCATCCAAGCATTATGAATTACAATGTATAATTCATAATCCTCAAGTAGTGCAATACCCCTACGAATAGAACCTCCTGACCTATTGGCAGACTTTATGTTAAAACCATCCTCCTCTCTAAGTAACTCAGCAATTTCTTGAGCCACTGCATCGTCCATAGAGATTAATTCATCAGTAATCCCTAGCTTATGAAGATTCTCAGCTATCTGAGTTCTCCTCATACCATTACCGTACATCAAGCACCTAAGGTACAAACGATTGGGATATTCAGTATCTAAACCACCCTCAATAAAGGCCAGGGGGTCTTTATTGAAACCATAATCCAAACCAAATCCCCGCTTTGTCAATGTTCTGGATTCAAATTCTCTATTGGTTATCCAATTTACATTAGGAAAAATGGCATCCTCAGTAATACCTGTTAAACCCAAGCCATAAACCCGCCATCTGTTTGGTTTATTCTCCTTCCAAGACAAGATTTTCCGCAACATCCGTTCTGGAATGAACTTATTGTTGGTGAAATTGCTTATCATCAGGACAGATTTTGGGTCTTTTGCCAAAACCTCTGTATGTACCCAAAACTTAGCGTTAGGGTTGTAGTCGATGATAGTTTTTAAACGAGTACGAACGTCAATCTGCTCAAAAATGTCAAACTCGATACCGTTTGCTTCATTCACAAAGGTAATATCTCGTTTACCTGATTTTGCATCCTGAGCATCATCCAAGGCTGAGAACTGTAACTCAGCACCGGATTTGAAATAATAAATGTTGTTGGTTTTATCGTGTTTAGTTATGTGTTCCTGAAGTAAAGGAGTTGTTTTTAAAATCTCCTTGAAATCAGCCATTGGGCCTTTACGAAGGTTGGGAAAATCCTGACCAACCACCAGCATTTGATAGGGATGAACCATCCCCTGCAAGCCCAGAACTTGCATTACACTATACGTTTTCGAGCTAGAAGTTCCCCCCTGTAGGACAAGTGTATCATACTTGTCCCAAACTGATAACACCTGCCAGAATACATCCGTGGTGTTTGTTTCGTTAAAAGGGGAACCTACGCTCTCAGCCATTTAATTTCTTTATATTGTCTTCAGCTACTTTAGCCAAATCCACTTCAAATTGAACAAGGAGATCAGACCAAGCTAGAAAAGAATCAGCTAAATACTCCATCAAACGAATTTTCTTTTCGGTAGTCAAGTTCCCTGCATCGTCACGTTGAATTTTCTTTACAATATTAGCTGTTAAGTTGGCTGTATACATCATCTTATTAGCTGTGCTCTTTACGTTATCCCAAGTAGCAACATTGGGGAATAGCTTTTGAAGTCCTTGGAAAGAGTCGATGTAAAAAGATCGAAAGGAGGGAAGGTCAGCTAACTTATGACCTAACTCATGGCAGCAGGTAGCATAATACCAAAGAACATCGCCATACTCAAGAAGATTGTCTCCTTTAAATGAGTCGGTGAGTCCTTGAGTTGCCCAAAGCTCTGCAACTTCGCCCACTTCACCAATAAGACCCAGAATAGGGTAAGTCAAATTTTTACCAACATTAGGGTATCTAGCTGTTTTCAGTGCTAGTTCCTGATAGTGGTTCAAAGTCAAGATATTCTGCATATTTTTCAAGAATTTGCTGCTCTAAATTCAATGCGTCTTGTTCTGTGGAAATTAATTGAACCCCGGATAGTTGAGGCATTTCCAGACGAATAGCATTGATTGTTAATGTGTTTATCGGTTTAACTGGGATAGTTGAGTTCCAATGTTTCTTCACATCCCAGTGATTTCCAAGCATTTGAAGTCTTTTTGAGACTTCCGGCATTGATTTAGCTGCCTCAAGCTTCAATTGAATTTCAAACTTACTACTATGTAGCTTTTCAAAAAAAGCATCAATAAAATCTAAATAGTGAGGATTGTCTGAGATCATCTCAAAATCCAAACCCTCAGTATCATAACCCTCAAGTAAACCATTTAACCATCTATGATCTATTCTTATAGAATCCCCCTTAGATTTAGCATAAACCCTAAAATAGACACACATATCTTTTATGGACATGGTAAAAAACTCAAAGCCATCTAAAGAATCCAGAGCCTCTATGATAATATCAAGATGGGTTTTAGTCATTTGCGGTTACTTTTTTACGATCCCTATATCTTTGAGTCTTTTTTCTATTGGATGAACGCTCACACTCAATAGAACCACATCGTTTGCTTTTTGCCAAAGCATTTGTAGAGAACTGTTTTGAGCACTCCTCACAAATCACTAATCTAAACTCCCTATTCTTCACCCTTTCTGAGGCTCTCTTTTTAAATTCCTCACATTGGGAGGGGTGCCTACCCTCTGATGCCAATTGCTTATTCCTTTGACGAGTTTTCTCTATCCCATCAGCGGTCTGAAAGAATAAACTCCCTTCCTCCGCCCTCCTCTTACTCGCTCTACTAGCTCTTTTAGACTGAGCTTCTTTAAACTCTGTTGTCTGTGAGGGGTGTAGTCCCTGAGAGGCTAGTAATTTACCCCTTATACTAGAAGAGTGTCTTGCTTCTGGGCTTTGAAGATAATGATTACCCTCAGCAACTAAATTCTTCTGAACCTCACTTATTAGAGCTTTTTGTGAGGGTCTTTTTGATGGATTGTTATCCCCAGACATTAACTGAAACCCCAAAGTACCCTCTTCAGCCCTTTTACTTGAATGTAATGATATGTGATCAAAACAATCCAAACAAGCTAAATTAGAGATTTCGTTATTTTTGTTGTTACCATCAATATGATGAATATGAAAGCCTTTTGGTACTTTGACATTATGAAATTCCCATACCAGTACATGAACTTTACCAAAGTACCCTTTATCTATTTCAGGGTAGTACTTACCCCTCCACACTTGACATAATCTACCCTTACCATCTGTGAAAATAGTAAAATCGGGAAGATCAGTTTTCAATTTTGCTGGCATAGATTATTTTTTAAATTAAAAAGTGAAATCCATCCAAAGACTTTGGGGGTAAGAATTAACTCCTAAGCCTTTGGATGGATAATGACCCAAAACTCCAAGTTATCTAGCGATTGGAGGGATTCACATAGAATATCTATTTCGTCTTTGGTCATATTTTCACATCTGGGTTTTTAACAGGTTGAGTCAAACCATCTGCATAGTAAAGTTTATACTGTTCAATCAGCCTGATCAGCTTTTGAGGGTAATTTTTGTCCTCAGCATAACCCCTAATTTTGAGCTGATAGGCGGCACTTTTGTAGTTCAATCCGTACTTAGTCCAAATAGAACCATAACGTTCATTTTTAAGCAACTTGCTATGATGACGTATTGACCACCAAGCAGATTTGTAAGTACAAAAATACCCCTCAGAATAAAGCTTCTTACCCGTAGCATAAGTCCTAGTCAATTCATTCCCCCAAGCCTTAATGCCAAAATGGTTATTGGAAGTCTGGGCCATGTAAGAAGTACCAGCGTCACTCTCTAAAATGGCCTGAGCCATAGAAATTGCTGCTGGGACTCCGTGAATTACCCGCTCAGCTACAAAAGTCTCCCAATACTTTTTAATAAACTTAGCATGTTTTTCAGGAACACCCCTCAAATCAGGAGCTAAAGCTTTACCATGCAAATTTAAACTCAAAAACAAAAGTACAATAATTAATCTCATATCCCAACTTTTTATTTAAAAATTTTACAGTTGTCTAATCATTCTTATAGAATCAGTCCTATTAACCTTAATATCTACATTGCGTAACAAAGTATCGTAATCTGGTTGATTTTCAATTTCTTCAGCACGTTGTTGCTCATATTCTGGCAACAAAGTTGGAAACCACTTAGCTAAATAAAATTTAATAGCATTTGGTATCCAAGCCCCATTCTGAAAAAAATCGTAATCGTCAACCTTGATGACTTCCCCATTCTTGCGTTTCCATTCCATTTAACAGTGTTTAAACAATGATATAAACATTTTTACTAGCCCTAGTTACTGCTGTATACATCCATCTCCGTTTTGTGTCGTAATCCCAAGGACGGACACTGAGAAGATTGTTTGCTAAAACTACTACATTTTCAACAGTTGCGCCCTGAAGTTTGTGGGTTGACAAGGCATAAGCATAATCAACCTGAGCGAAGTAAGCTAAGAAACTCTTCCATTGCCGTGCAAGTTCCATATAAGCTTGGCTTTTTGTCGGATACATTTTCTTAGCTTTGTCAAACTTCTCTACTACCCGGTCGTAATTACTCTGGCTTTGCTCATGTAAAATACGAATCTGAGCAGTTCCTTCTTTAGACGTATAAGCTATTTCACAAAGGTAATAAAAGAATGGGAGATTGTCAATAGTTTCCATCTCAGTCTGGTAACTTTTTACAACAAATTCGTCGTTGTTTACCAAAACTACCCTATCATCGACTAAATGACGACCTCCATTAGCTATCATTTTCTCCCCAAAAAGGATTTTATTCTCCTTAGCCTCATAACCATAAATAGCCTGACGGACAAAACTGTTCATCTCAGCTACCATTTTATTGGTAGCACATGCGATTTTTGCATAACTCGGATTGGCTGCATATTCACTACTAGAGAACAATTCGTTGATCTTATCCTTGATGAATTGTCGATCACCTTCCTCTTTAGAGCTGGCTATGTAAGTACCCCCAGATTCATTAACATTGTAAACAAACTCTTCTGGAAAATCCAAAGTAGTCAAAAAATGAGTTGCAAGATCAATTATTGGGGAACCATTTGCCTGACGTTCAATTTTTGTAAGTCTAACACCTTGAGCATCAGCACTATCAACAAAGATGTCTGGCTGACCTCCCTCAACAGGAGCTAATTGCTCAACATCCCCAATAAAGATCAGTTTTGTATCTCCCTTATATGCGATCAAAGCGTCAAATAAGTCATGGTTCAACATGGATGACTCATCAATGAAGATAATGTCATATTGTTGAATAGCTACCTGAGCTTGTTGAATAAAATTCAAATCAAAACTGTTTTCATCATCCCTTAGACCTAGCAGAGAATGGACAGTCCTTGCCCCATCAGTAGCAGGGGATTTTTTCTTGAGTTCTGCTACTGCTCTTTGTGTGGGGGCTGAGATACAAATAGAATAACCTCTAAGTTTATTCATCGTATCTCCTACAAGGTAAGTTTTCCCGGTTCCTGCTGCTCCGGTAACGTAGACATATTTGAAATCATCTTGACCTTTTACATGATCAAGGATTATGTCTTGTGCTTTTTGTTGCTGCTCATTCAACATTAGTCTATCTTTTTTCTAGTTCTTGAATTTTGTTTCTCAAAGCAATACGACTAATTTTGCCGTATTTTTCAAAATTATCTTGAAGATGACTTATAAACTTAGAAACATCCTCAAAAAATCCTTTAGGTAATGGGTGGGGTTTATCATAGATAATGACCTCTGACTTATACTGGTTTTGAAGAATTTTACCATTAGTGGCAAAAATACCAGCTTCCCATTTTCTGACAAACTTCCAAATAAGGATAGTGCCTTTAGGTTTTACTGAGTAGTAAATTTTAGTATTAGCCATTAGTCTCTTTGTTTTTCTAAATAATCAATCCGTTTCTGAAGTTTGGCTTGAAGCTCATCAATCACCTCATTTTTGGTTAATTTGAGGGCACTCCACGGTAACCTAACCACATCAGTATGAATAACCTCATGGTATTGGTTCTTGTACTCAGCAATAGTACCAGATACTTGTTTAACAAATTCCCAGACCTTAATCTTTGAGGCTGCGTCCGGCTTTGCTGAGTAGATATATTTTGGAAATTCCATCACACTTCAAATTTATAAGTTTCTAAAGTTCCTTGCTTGAATTTCTCAGTCATTTCTTGCAGTGTCAACCAAGCAATATCCTCATTAATAGGAGTGCAATTCTCATTTGCAAAATCAATGTGGATAGTTATCTGAGCATTATCATCTATAAAACCAGCTTCACAAGCATCATGGTGATCCCGGCAAAGAGCCATAAGCTTTTCTGGTCGATCAAGTAACTTTGAACCTCCCTGACCCCTTCCACCAATGTGATGAACATCCACTGATCTAGTATGATCTCCATGCATTACCTTGCAAATCTCACAACAAATATCAGTTGAATCACCTCCATAGAAGTGGTCTATGTAGACTTTAGTATGTTTTTTCATCGAATTATTTTTGATCCGTCCTCAGTCTTTACGACCTCAATTGTGTTTGTGTATAAGTGACTTTCGTTCAAATGACTGATAAAGTAAACTGCTTTATCCTTGGAAATCTGTGTGAAGATTTCCCGGATAGAATCAAGACCATCTTGGTCTAGTCCTATCATGGATTCATCAAAGATTATCAAAGAAGCTTTTGGAGCAATCAATTTAGCTAAGGCAAGTTGGAGGGCAAGTTCAACCCTAGCTTTTTCTCCCCCTGAAAGATTGCCATAAGGTACACTATCTCCGGTTAATCGCCAAATTTCCAGCTCACTTTTTGTCAACTTTTTCGACAAATCCATCGAAAATCTCAAACCAAAGCCAAAAAGTTGACCATAATAACTGATGTATTGATTGAGTTTTTGGAAATAAGACTGAGTAATGTGGGATTTAAGAGCATTCACCCCTAAAGACTTTACCCAATAATCAGCTTTTACTTTTTCAGTTTCGATTTCCAAAATATCATTTTGGCATTCTTCAATAGCAACCTGAGCAGAGTATAATTTTTCAGCTAGGTCTGCAAGCCATTGTACAAAATTAGGTTTTGGGGCGTTTTTATGTCTATCTACAGCTTGTTCAGCAGCTACGGTTTTTGCTTCTAACTTAGCAGTTTCTAAAGCCCAGCGATTATGTTTCTGATCAAACTCTTGTCTAAGCCTGTCAACATTAATAATGTAGCCTTGATACTCATTAATCAAATACTCAAGCTTACTTCTTTTCTCAGAGAATTGATTGATTATATCTCCACTAGGCCAATCAGACATAATAGATTCCCCTACTAGTCTCCAAGTGGCGTATTCGCGTAAGTATTTTTCGTTCAAATCAGCCCAAACCTGCTCATCAACTGTACTTTGCCCACACTTAGGACAAGTAGTTTCAGGTTCTTTCGGCACATTCCTATGATGATTAGCTAATTCCTGCTCCTTTAACTTGACTTTAGTGCCTAATTGATTAACTTCAGACTTTACTAGCTCAAGTTCTTTTTTCGCCTGTTCTAAAGTTTCCTCGTACTCTGAAGTATCAATAGTCTCATGCTGAGGTTCAGAATTTACATGATTCCTCAACTCAGCCAAACAAAGACGATGCTCAGTTTCCAAACGCACCAAGATGTCAGCTTGCTCTGCCTCAAAAACTTCTTTGCGTTGCTGGACTGTACCCCCCTCAAGTCTTAAATTCTCTAGTTCCCGATTTAGGGACTCTAGTTTGGATTTTTGAACTGCTAGAGCCGTATTGAGTTCTTGAGACTTTTGTTTTACTTTTTCACCCAACTGATCAACCCAATCCAACTCAAACAAAGTCTCGAAAAATTCACGTCTTTCCTTCTCAGAATAATCAGCTATTCTGACCCCACGTTGAGCCATCAGCACCGAGTTTAGAAACTGCATAGGAGTAAGTCCCAACACATCAATAATTCGCTGCTGAGTGTCCTTTTTGTACAGCCCTTGGTTTACTCTATTCTCAAGTAAAAGTAACTCTTTTGAATTTCTAGTAACTTGGTAGGAGTTATCATTCAATACAAAATGTAAAGAAACTTCAATGGGTTCACCAGATTGACTTTCAACCACTGAACCAGTCTTCAAGGACTCTCCATAAAGACACCAAAACATTGCTTCAAACAATGAAGTCTTGCCAGCACCATTTTTACCAATAACTTGATGGATACCTGTATCATCCAGATCAAAAACCACTTTGTTCTTGAATGAACGAAATCCTTTTATTGAAACGTAAGTGAAAATCATTGTAGGTATGATTTGATGTATTCAAGAAGAGAGTTATCACCACAGTATTCACCAAGTATTTGTACCTTATCGTTTGTTTGATAAACTTCAGTCAATTCTTCAGTATTTTCAGTAAGAACTACAACCCCTTGTAAAGAAGCTACAGACTGAGCAACTTCTGGATAATTCAACTTAATAGGTTCCCAACTGTCATCTTGAGTATCGTAGAGGTAAATGAACTTATCCTGACCAAAGTCCCCAGCGTCATGTTGATAAGGATTACCCATTACGATGAGGTTACTGTCTTGACTAGGCTTATGGATATGCCCACACATCACCCAATCAAACTTATACCCATCCAAATCTACATCAGGCGGGAGGTTAAGGGCATTACCTTGAGGGGTTTGATGCATGACTAAGATATTTCTAGTCATATCACGGCTCTGATACCTATGTAAAATATAATCCAAATAGTCATTAAAGTCCTGCCCAGAGTTGAAATAAGGCACAAACCACAAAGTAGTACCAAAATTCATGGCAAACTTTTGATTGTCCATTAGATTAAAGTTATGACAGGCTTGATCAAGACTCCATAAAGAAGTTTTAGGGTAAAGATAATCACCCTCGTCATCAGGATTAAATAGAGCTTTTGTGGCTAAATCATGGTTCCCAGAAATCGCAAAAATCTCAACATCTGGAAATTCATTTAAACGCTCAATTGACCAATTCAAAGCATCAATATTCACATTCAAAGGTTGATCAAACCAATCACCGCCAAAAATGACTTTAGCCCTATGTGTTCTTGCTGTCTCTAGGACTTGGTAAAGTATAGCCAAACCTAAATACAGCATATCTTTACGAGTACCATCTTGAGCTTTGAGTACGCCAGTTCCTAAATGAAGATCAGAGAAAAATATTAGTTTCATTGCTGCTTAGTTTTAGATTAAAGTCTTTTTGTACTCTACCAAACTCACCCCACTAACTTTGGCTAATACCTCTTTTTGTTGCTTTCTAAGTGCTTGTATTTCTAGCTCCAACATAGCCGCCATTTCTCGGTGAATATCACATTCTGGTGCTCTTAGGATATATTTCTTATCATCGTGGTGGCTCAGTTGTTTCTTGTTGCCTTTGGCATCCTGCACCATGAAATTACCATCCTTTCTAATACCTATCACAGTTAAGATACCATCACCATACATATTGGGCAAAGCCTCAATCACAAATGGTTTGAATGTCTGATTTTCTTTAATGAAATCATCAATCCACTTCTTTACAGAGGTAAAGCTTTTTCTGGTTTTGTCAACATCATAATGATCCGACACACAGTAGAAACTCTCTGAATCAGTATCAAAGTAAATTTCCCAACCACAATATGTTTCAATTAGTACTCTCATAACTCAATTTTTGTTTGAAACCTGACTACAATCTTGTGATTATGTAAGTCAGGTCGAATGTAAAATCTTTTTTTCCCTCGGTAAGAACCAATCTCAATCACAACCCCAGTGTAGAATTGACCAGTCCCGGATTTTAAATCCCATTTACTAGCCATTACCCTTACTCGATCTCCTATCTTTGGGGAGATTGTGTAACACTCATTCTTAGCTACCCAGTACTTTGTAGGATCAAATATTACCTCACCTTTGTCATTAAGGACTTTTTTTGGGTGCCAGAGTGGGCTTCTGTTTTTCCTAGAGAATCCGTAATGATTCAGTAATTTTTTGGGGAGCTTACATTCAGGGAACTCTTTTTGCAGATCGAATATCAATTTCCTAGCTTCTTTTTCTGGAAGTTCTAATGCAAAAAGCTTTTCGTACTCAGATTTAAGCTGCATCCTCATCAAATTTTTTACCAAAAAACTCTGAAAACTTTTCAACAAATTCTTCTAAAGCTTCACCTCTAACATAATCAATGTAATTACCCCAACTGTAGAAAGTCAAACGCCAATTTCTATCGGCCCTATCGTACAACTCATCAAGTAGTTCTTCTTGCGCTAATTGCTTCTCAGATAAAGCACGATCAAAAAACCATTGGTAGTTAATAGATTCACCTGTAACAATCTCATCAGCCACAACATCTAACAATTCAAACCAATCAATCTTTTTAAATTGTGATGGCTTAATTACTGAGGGGATTTTATCTGATTTACATCCCAACAAAATCTTTTCCATTATCGGCTCAACCAATTCCCTACGATCTAGGCTAGTTAGTTGAAACCAACCTACTGGATTTGTGTATTTGTAGAATCGTTGAGCTGGATGACGCAAAATCGTTTTCCAGTCATTATCATTAGAGACAAACCAGCAATCTGATAATTGGGTAGACATCAAATAGGCCAGATCATCAGCCTCAAGACCGTCTACCCCAAAATTAATAATAGTGGACTTCTCACCAATCAAGCGAATAGCATCCATCTTGATTGACTTGTAGTGCTCATGGTCAGGACGACCTGCCTTGTATTCTGGAAATAGCCGATAACGAAAAGACTTACCAATATCGTGAACTAAAACTACCTTGACATTGCTAATTCCAATCAGTCTGGCCTGTAGATTTTGTACAGCTCGTATTGTTAGATCAGCTAAAAACTCAGCAGTAAGTTGTTCCTCAGAAACATACTTTCTCTGAACGTAGTAATTAGCCATTAACAAACAGGATGAATCAACGACCAAGTATTCTGGCAGCATGTTCTTTGAAATTTAATGAGTTAATGAATGAAGACGCTATAAAGAAAGCCTGATCTTCTGCTTTATGTATGAATAACATCCCAGAGTGAGGACTAGCATCTACATAGTTTTTGACAAAATATTTATTTAAGCAGGGTACAGCTAATCCTGAGAATATAGCAGCACCTAATAGAGCCTCAATAACTGTTTCAATTTTACCTAAATCTAAGTTCATTGATGCAGCAGCGTTGGCTGACTCTATAGCTATTTTTAAAGCCTCAACTAGATTTTTTGGAAATTCTGAGTTGATTTGGGTCAACCCTTGTGGCTGTCTCATCTACTTTTAATTTAAGTTCGTAACCAAATACCTCAGCGTAATGCTGAATACACATCTCAACAAGAAGGGAAAACCAAATAGTGTCAAATTGAGAACTCCTTGGCTTAACATTTGCCAAGATGCTGGGGTCATGCCCCTGTTCTTTCATTTTAAGTTTAAGAAATTCAACACTAGGCTGAAGGGTTTCAAAAACAATAGAACCCTTCACCACTAATGTAGGACGTATACCGAATATCTTATATAAATTGTATTCGTGAATTTCGCCCTCTGTCCAAATTTCACCGTTTTCCTTATGGTATTTCATTACTTGACGAACAATAGCTCCCCAGTATAATCTGTTCTGCTCATTAGAACGAAGTGAAAAAGCTTTCTTAGTTGCTAGTCCTTGGGTGCCTTTTCCGATCTGATCTTCTAACTCAAGTGCTGCGTATGTTGGAGAATCAACAACAAAGCAAATCTTGTTGTCAATTTTTTCCCAATGCCCATTAAATTGAGTACCATCTTTCATAATAAAAATGTTCAGGGGCAAGTTTACTCCCTGCCCCTGTGTTGACGTAATCAAACGGTTAATTAGGATTTCTTTGCGAGGGCAGCAGCCAGAGAGGATTTAGGCTTAGCAATTTCTTGCTTAGGAGTTTCACCAGCTTTCACAGGTTTGTCAGCACCTTCAAATTTCCAACGAAGCATAGCCTCACAGTACTCAGAAGTATCCATCCGATCTTTCACACTCTTCACCATGTCAACCTCAGCCAGAGCAGCCAATTCAACCTCAGTGAGAGTGTAAGTTTTCTTACTCTGTTCAAAGAAATAGTTACGACCGTTCTGATTACCGGGTTTTGGCTCGCTATAACAGCGAATGATGTACTTAGTCCAATCCTCTGGATCAGCCATTGGGCTTTGAATCATACCATTAATCTGGATGATCATTGAGGGAGTTGCAACAGCAAATTTCAATCCCTTGGAAAGGAAAGCTTTCCCGTCCCATTCCAGTTCAATCACAGGAAAGACATAGGATTCAGAAAAATTGAAAGATTTGAAATCTTTCAAAATCTCTTTAATTTGTGGGTTTGAACGAAGTTGCTGAATTTCATCCCAAAGATCACGACCAGCACAAGGCAAACCAACGGAGCTTGGGGACAGGACACGCTCCCCATCAAAAAACCAGCTATATTCAGGCTGACAAAATAAACCGTCATGCTTTTCTGTTACGTCAAGCATCAAAAAATACACCTCTTTTTGTTTTCCATCCTTACCAATTTGGTTAAGGTAAATAACCGAGGAGTCACTTTGTTTTTCCTCAATTTGTTGCTTCAATTGAGTCAATTTACTCAGATCAAGTGCCATTTGTTTTTGTTTTTAAGTTATTAATGATGAAACAAAAGTATAAAATAAATCCCAGAAAGTCAAGATAAAATTGAAAATTTTGAGATTATCTCTTCAACAGAACTTTCTTCCATGTCTGCCCATGACTTTTCAGTAAAACTCCAATCTACTTTCATAGGCACAACACATTTCTCTTTATCCATGTCAATGTACAACTCAGCCATTGGGTCAATCATAACATCGTTATAAATTGGCAACAAAGTTTTCACCCAATCCTTACGAATGTATGGATAAACTGCATCATGGATTGTATTGCTGAATCTTCCAAGATGACGTGGAATTAGTTTTGTTAGCACAGACATCCCAAATACAGTCCATTCCCCAGCAGACCCCTGAATTGGGGAGTTAATTGCAGCCCTTTTTGCAGCAGACCTTTCGCTTGAAACATATGAATCAATCATTGGAAGTCTACGTTTCCTACCATAAAGAGTACGAACGTATTTGTATGTCTGGGCTTTTAACTCATACTCACTATGCCAAAATGGGAGCCTAGCGTAAGTACCAAAGATAGCTTTTTTGTGTTCTCTAGCTATTTCTATAGGCAATAATTTACCGTTTGTAGCTTGCCGATAATATTCTTGATACCCCTCATCTGAAATATCGTAGACAATACCAAAATTGGCAGTTTTTCCATCCTGACGGTTCTGCTTAAATTTATCTGGATTGCTAGTTTTCAACTCAAGAAATTCTTCAATAGTAAGTCCTGCAATAGAAGCCCCAGTGATTGTGTGAAGGTCTAGCCCACTCAGATATGCCTCTTGCATATTTGGATCACTGCTAAAATTAGCAATCATACGAAGTTCTGCTTGCGAATAGTCAGCCTGTAAGAAAGCCCATTCACCCTGTGTATCCATAGGAGGAGTAACAAAACATTTCTTAGGTGCTTTGATAGCCCAGTTTAGCATGTCTGAGTCCTTGATAGGGCTACGTGCAATTACGTTCTGTAGGTTTGGATTACCTGAGCTATTATGGCTGACAATCCCATTACCTACATAAGAATGATCAACAGCTACAGTTATATCTGCTACTGTTTTCATCCCTATTGAAGTAATCCTTTTGATTTTAGATTTTGTAAACATTGATTTACTTGTTTTCTTATGGTGGACAATTTCTCAGCGGGGGAAGTTATTCTATAAACAACGAAGTTATACTTTTTAGCTAGATTATCTTTGTGTTGATCATTAAGCCTAGAAGATTCAGTATTATGATATATTTGAGGGTCTATCTCAATAAGAATATTAGTGCCCTCTAGCAAAATGTCATAATACTTATCCTCAATCCTATGCTCAAAAATACAAATATAACCTAACTCAGAAAAAGCAGCACCAAACCTAAAATTCAACCTACTACCAGCAGGTCTACTATTAGGTAAGTCAATGCCTTTGTCCTTTGCATACGAATAATTATTCTTAGTCACATGCTTTAGAGTATCCCTTAGCGATAATAAATGATCATCCAATAGTAACAAAGTGTTATGTATTTCTACAGGATTCCTTTCACCTAATGTGGAATGCATACCAACTAAGTCCGTACCAAATACAGAGTCTAATTTCTTTAAGTTTAGAATAGTTGCATTGGATAGGAAATGTACATGTTTACCGTTTATAGGTAAGTCTATCCCATAATAATTTATGTTAGCTTCTACTGTCTGAGGAGCTACTTTAAGGTGCTTCGCAATTGAAAAAACAGTATAATCCTTTAAAATTAACTCCTCTAATACTTGTTTATCCAATAAACATCTAGGAATTCCAGCATTTTTAGCATTAGAATTCTTTCTCTTTTGAGAGAACGAAATCTTATCGCCAGCGAGTTTAGCTCTCTCATCTCTGGTATAGTGATGCCAGTAACTATAATTAAACATCCTAGCAGATACTCCTAACAATTCCCTAAACTTTTCTCTAGTGTAAAGCTCAGTAATGAAATAATGATCAAAGCATTCCTTAGTAAGTATCTTAACCGGGGTACTTATACCTGAAACAGTGATATGTTTAAACTCAATAACCATAATCAGAAGTTATTATGTGTATTTCTGAATTAGAATTGAGTATATCTTTTAAAGATAACCAACCCAGATCAGTTAAAAATATATGGTTAAGGGTACATTCAATAAGCTTGCCATTTTCAAGCTCCACTTCAAACATCTCCTCCTGCCCTTTATTTATTGCATGGGTTATTGGATGGAATTCCCCTGTGTGAGTCATAGCTTTGATAGATTGATCTAATTCAGATACTCCCTCACTTGCGGGGATTAAATCACCGATCCGTATTATACCATTATCAGTTACTATATTAGTGTCTACCCCTACACACAGACGACCTGTTGTAGTACCTGCCACATGGAAATTAGTGTGGATGTAACCTGAACCATCAGCCAACAACTTAAAGTTAGACAAATAGGTACTCAAAACCTTCATTGTAATCTTCAGAGTACAAAATAGCTTTAGAACAGGCTTATCATAAATGTTAGCCAACTCAACCACATAGTCCTGTTTCCCAGTTCTCTCCGATTGCCCATATGAATCTACACGCTCAGGTAATTTCAAATAATCAAACAACCATTCCTGTACTTGTTTCGGAGCATTCAAACTAAACTCAGACTCAATTTCTTTTTGACCGTCTAGGATTAAAACTATTTGCTCGTTCCACTTTTTAATCCAATGGTGAGATGGCTTTTCTTTAGCCATAGAGGTTCTTATCTTATCTCGTAACTCCTGAACAGCAGCATTTATACCATCCTGCTTTTTCTTTGCCACAAATCCAGCTACATCAGGATGATTAAAGAATTCTTGGTTTAGCTGTTTAATGTTTTCCTCAGCTTGTTTGATGTTCTCTTCAACCACAAACATATCAACAAAAGCTCCTTGATAAGATGCCCAAAACGTAGCAAACATTGCTGGAATTACATAACTACGATAATGGCGGTATAAACGACCATCACATATATCAGGAAACCCTCCGATCCATTCCTGAGTATCAGTAAGACTAGAACCACTCAGCAGTTCTTCAGTAAATCGCATGTAAAGACGAAGAGTAACGTCTGTATCTATGGCACAATACTTAGCCAACGTCTCAAGATCAATCTCAGCCCAGGTTTTATCCTTCGGCAACTCGAACTGATACCCGGCAAATTCCGGGAAATAAATATCAGTAAGAGGCTTCAAACCTTTAGGACGATTCTCATCAAGTTCATGGGCCATCAACATTGTATCATGCCACTCCCCAATGTGTTTATCTACGCCATGTTTTACAAGGTATCCTAATTCAAATTGAGTGTTGTGGGCTATCTTGACTACATCAGGATTCTCAAAGATGTTGATCTTCAATAGCTCAAATATTGTCCTAACCTGACTATTAATCAAATACTCCTGATAGGACATAGCCTTACCCCAAACCTCAGTCTCAAAATGAAACAAAGGAACAATGTAAGAGTATCCCGGTTGAATACTAAAACCAATAATCGTAGGCTTGTTTAACCACCATTCAATTCCAGTAGTCTCAAAGTCGAAAGAAAAAAGACCAGTTTGTTTGGCCATCTCAATAACTTCCATCAAACGATCATAGGATGTAATTACTTCGTATGGAGTGGACTTTCGCTCAACTTTATTACTAACACCCTCAAAAGCAAGTTGTAATCCTTGATGAATCCTAGAAGCGATTGTAGCAGCATATCCGGGATTGTATTTCAAAGAGCTAGGAGAGTAACAAGGTAGAACTGTAAGGTTTTTGTACTTGAACTCTTTGTCAACTACTTCCCCCAACTTACCCTTAATTCCAAAAGCCTCAGTAGCCTTTGTTCCAAGGGTGATTACATGAGTACAATCACCAAAATAAATGCCTGAAACTACATCACGAAACTCTGCTGGTTTAAGATCAGTATTGGACAAGTAGCCCATGTAAATCTCGTCTTTTGGATAATCAATTACACCATCCTCAAACAGTTGTTGGATGAACTGGTTAGAACCAGCAGAAAAGTTACCTTGCTTATCATCAAAAGGCGGAATGTCTGCAATTATAGCTACTTTGTACATAATCCATCTTCTTGAACTGTGATAGAATATTCCTGACAGAAAATATCAAACCAATACTCACAAAGTCTTTTATCTGCCTTTGTTTCTGCCATTAAAACCTCAATGATTTGAAACTTGTAGTATGTACACGACTCAATCTCTGAAGCCCATTCCTCTCTATTAATCACGTCAAAGTTAACCAGATCAAAAAATGGCTGCTGTTCTTCCATCTTTTTTACTCGTTGTTTACTTGTTTGGTGTTTTATTGTTTGGCAAAATGCTTTTGCAGCACATACCTGACACTCGAAAGCGTGAGTGTCAAATTCTTTACCAAAACAATCTGACTCTGGTATTGACATATTTTGATAAAGTGTTGCTGAATCAAACCCAGTCTCAATTGATTTTTTCATAGTTCAATATAATGAGTTACGTTAGGAATTTCAATTCTCATTTCAATTGGAGCTAAAGAATCTCTAACTCCTATTTGGTTTCCAAAGATATGGGTAAATAATTTACCGATCAACCTCTCACCAAAATAAATTAATTTAGTATCAAAATTGGCTGCAAGTACTTCACCTTCTGGTAATTTATCTGGGTCAATCTTTGTCCAGATCAACCCAGCAATCAACTCTTCCATAGCTATTTCTTTGAATCGTATTCGTTGTTCATCACCTTGGCACTCAGCTTACTAAGTGGGTCACGAACAACAATACCTTCGATCACATTATTTGAAAAATAATTATTACAAGCTTTCTTTAAATCTTCTAAAGAATCAAAACTTTGATTGAAGACAATTCTTGGGTGCTCGAAACCAAACCCAACGATATTCCCAATGTATTCTAAGTGTGGCATCTTTTGAGCAACCCCATTATAAAAAAAGTCAGCACCATAAAAATAAATTGTAGGTTCGACCTGAGAATGTGGGTTGTTTTTATTCCCTGACCCAGCACTTGCACCATACCCAACTAACTCACCACGTAAAGCCATATCAATACCTTGTTTGGTACAATATTCCACAAGTTTATTTAGATATGGCAGACCAACAACCACAAATGGGTTCTCGCTTGGGAAAGTGTCATAGATGTTAATGTCTTTACCAAAGAAAGCAAGAATACGACTCCACCAATCATTCTTACGATCAATTACCTTTTCTTCAGTCAAAGACAAATTAACATTTCGCGAACAAATACCAAACTCACCCTGACGAAAAAATAGGGTAATAGAACTTCCATCAAGTTTCTCAGAACCAATAAGTTGTAATGGGAAATGCCAATTACAGTTCTCAATTCTCGGCTCATCAGTCCTATACAGGAAAGACGGAAAAGACTTAGCTGCTTTCCGGCCTTTAGGACTACTTGAATTTGGCTCAGGTTCTTGGTATTTATAAATTCCTAACACACTAGCCAAATCACCAAGATTATCCAAATCCACAAGAGCGTAACCTTCAACCTCCTCAATAGTCAATAAGATGCCATTACTATAAACTGGCTGACCATCACCCTTATGCAAGTTGAACTTTACAGCACGAACTCGTAAATTTTTACCCAACTTTGATTTTTTTGAGTCACCTCCTGGCCTAATCCAATCATCGAAAATATCAAACTTCTCACTCAGATTATAATCAGGCTCAACAAGAAAAGCCTTATCACCTACATTAAATCTACCCTTTGCAGAAACCACCTCAAAGCCTGTCTCCAATAGCTGAAGGACTTCGATAGAATTAGCTGGTTCTTCTCCCTTAAAAAGGGCTACTTTATTTTTGATTGTAACAAGTGAAATCATCTTTTTGAATTTAATTTTAAACAAAGATAAACTATCTATCATTCGGAGTCAATAGCTGAGGTACAAAATTTTTAGATTTTGTAGGATAATGAGCTTTTATTTCATACCCCTCATCTTGATAAATCTTGATTCTTGCTCTTGAATGCTGTCGAACACCATCAGTCATGTCAAAGAAATCAACTACCCATTTAATCCCACCCCCAGCTTTTCTTAAAATCCTGCCTATGTATTGCTTGAGCTGGATTTTTGATTTACCTCCTTGGGCATAGATCAAACCATGTATAATTAAATTTCCACCCTCCTGAAGAACTGTAGTAAATAAAACTCTACTAAATCCATCGGGGTTATCAGAGTACTCTTGTTTTACTTGATCCGAGTTTTCCCCTCCCTTCAGTTTGTAAAACTTTATATGTTGTAAATCAGCCAAAGGATATAGCCAATTGTACATGTAATCCATTTGCTCTGTCCTATCTACAGTTATGATGATATTTTCATTCATTGACTGCTTTAGAACCTCTTTGATGATACTTAACCTACCTAAGCCAAACATGACTGCCTTTTTGTAGATAGCTGGGTATTTATCAAAGATAACTGATAGAGGATCGCATTTATACAGATTGACTGTAATGTTAGCCACCCAATCAGCCACACTCAGATCAGCCACACTAACTGAGTCCAGAACCTTTCCTCCAATAGCACGAACTCGCATTCTGGCTTTGTCATTTGGAAGATCATATGGAGTCCCTGAGAAGAGAAACTTCGAGTAGATTGGTAACTGAGATAAGAAAGTGAAATACTCATTCCCGGCTACCTTGTGACACTCATCCACGAATACACACTTACATTCTCGTAGCCAATCAATTACATCAACATCCCCCTCATCAGTGCGATTTACAAGGGATTTGTATTTTGCTACGACCACCCTTCCCGGCTTAAATTTCTTACCATCAACCCACCCAGTTTCCCAATACTTACTGAAGAACTCAACGTGTTGTTTGAAAAGGAATTGATCATGAACTAGCACCAAAACTCTTGGATCGTTTATCATTGAATCTATCATAGCAGCCATGATAAAGGTTTTGCCGGACGCTGTAGCATGATCAAAAGTACCAACTGAATTTGAGCAAACTGCTGTTGTTGCTCTGAGCTGGTGATCAGCCAACTCGAAATCCAAATGATTCCTTTGCTGTAATTTCCCACAGTCAAAGTGAACAAAACGAGTTCTATAATCAATCATTTCACATTCAAAGCCATTCGAGTCAAGATATTCAACAACATCACCAAAGAATCCGGCTTGAAACTCACCCTTCTTTGTGATGAAGTACGTATCACCCTTCCATCCTTTAATTCCTGAGTATCGGGCAGCAGCACTATCATGTATTGAGAGATATTCCCTGAGTAAGGTTATAGCTTGGGCAGCATATAAACCACTTACTTTCACCCTATCGTTATGGACGTGCAATTCTACGATGCGCTTCATTTTCTGGATTTATAACTCACGTATCTCTCCCAAGACTTTTCCCCATAAAGGGCATTAGGTTTTGGTAATGTGTTGAATACAGCAAAAGCATCAAATTGTGCCTGAATCCAATCAGCCGGATCAGCTTCGTAGTGAACAATGTCCTCAACCATCCTGAAAAAAGGAACAATATCTTGAGCTGCATCGTAAAGAGTTTTGTTATCAACCCTCCTAACAGCATCAAGATATATCCTTTGGAGATCAAGGACTAGTTGCTTATGCTCATATTCTTCAACTTGAATCTTGATAGACTCATTTTCATAGTACTCCAAAGCCCTAGTTGGAAGGTCTTTACTCTTAATACCTTTAACAAGAATCGCTTCAACTAGACTTTTAATTATTTGATCAGTTGATTTTTGTAACTGATAAAGCTCAAATAAATCTACAACAATTTGATCCAACTTTTCAATAACCCACCAGTTTGGACTACTAGGTTTCATTGTTGGGAGCTTGATATGCTTAATGTCAGCAGTAAATTTCAGAATAGCAGCAAGCTTAGATAAAGAGGTAGTATTAGTCAACCGCTGAACTTGCTTGTCCTTCATTTGGATTGTTCGCCAGTTACAGGACTTTCTTGATAAGTCCTTCAACAAAGTTTTGAACTGATCATCAGTCAAACAAATCTGATTGTCTCTAAGTACAAATCTCAAAACATCAGCAGTCACATTTATGCTTGGATTTCTCATACAAAAAACATTTGTCTCAATGTGAAATAATCAGTTTGTTTCTCAATTTCTTGTACCAACTCAAATCCCCAGTCGTTTACATCCTTTCCTGGAAATTCTTGAAGATCAAGCAATTTAACTCTTTTTCCCATCTTTGTCAAGTCCACAGCAGTAGTAATTGCTTGTTTTTTGAATCCCCTATCAAAAGGTATGATTATATCAGCCTTAGTTAAGTTAAGTATTCTAAATTGATTGGCTGATATTTTCCATTTGTAGGTAGCTATTCCGAAAGGCCAACATGTCAAAGCGTCTACAACTCCCTCGCATAAATAGACTTTATCAAAAAGCAATAAGGCATCTGAGTTATAGACTAGATCACCTGACCCTATGTTATACTTTTCAGAAGAAACGTTTACGTGTTTCTTGCTTATTGGCAAGAAAGACCTAGCAGAGAAATAAATAATTTCCCCTTTTGACAAAGAAGGGAAGATAATACATCCATAAAACTCACTTTCTGGGTCATCATCGTAACCTACAAAGGCTTCTTGGCATACCTCAAAAGGAATTTTCCGCTCACCAATCGCTGAACCAGTCATGTATTTCAAAGCTCTTGTTCCAAACAATGTAGACTCATCACCAAGAAGTTTGAAACCTGATGGAAGTTTTACCTTTAGCCTGCCCGGTTTTAAACTTCTACGAACCTTTCCTGCCCATACTTCAGAATAGTCTACTTTGAATACTCTCTCAATAAGATATGAGTAAATGGATTTTGAGTAGCCTGTTCTGAAGTCATTGACGTACATGGACTCAAAGTTAAAACACAAAGTTTTATCTCTGTGCTCCGAGTCCCCGTTACATCTCCACCAACCATTACTGGATTCGGTCAAATCTGGGTGTAAGTTGCGTATAATTTGAAATACGTCCATATCAATTTATGCAAACGCAATTAGCAGTAATCGGGTCTTCATCTTCGTATTCAGAGAAGTTATCCTCAGCTACAAATTCCTTAAAGTACTCATCACTACAATGACCTATTGTTGGGGAATTGGTGACTGATTGAAAAGAATTACCTTCATCATCAGAAGCAAAAATAACTTCAAAATCTCTAGCTTCTGGCCTAGCCTCAATCACTTCTTTTAGAAGCTCGATGTATTGTCCAAGTGTCATTTCAAAATTTTTTGAAAGATGTTACAAATTGTTTTGGAGTTTCGACAAAAAAAGCGGTATCAATATAAGTCCGAGTTTCAGTATTTGTCTGAGTAATTGTGATCCGATAATAAATATCGTTACTCTTAGCACCTAGCATTGTAAACTTGTCAAGAGCTAGGTGCTCAACAGTAATCAACCCATAAACTGTGTCGGATTGTATCATTGTTCTACGTGGAACATCTTGATTTTTGTATTCTTTTTCACAGGAGAATGATAGGTAGGCTATGATGATAGCCCAAATAATTGCAGGAATAAGTTTCTTAAAACGTTTCATCTCAATGTTTTTTAGGTTTAACAACAAAGTTCAATGTTTCCTTCGCTCTGGTATAAGCTACATACTCCAAGTTAGTGGCTTGTTCATGCTGCCAATCTTTATCCTTGGGCCTGCGCTTAGTTAAAAGGCTAGGTTCAATGATGTAAACGTTAGGCCACTCCAAACCCTTTGCCCGGTGAACTGTAGAGAATAGAATTTCAGGGTTCTTGTCGTCTGAAAAAATTCGACGAATATAAGTTGTGAGATTGTCAACGGAGGCAATTGTGCCAACTTTGAATATAAGAACTGTAATACAATCCATTTGCTCACTAAACTTGGTGTACAAAGGATTTGAGTAAGCGTCTTCAGAAGGAAACTTGTCCTCAAGTCGATCAATCAACTGCTGACGTTTTTCATTCATCCTGCGCTGAAGATCACTAAGGCTATTTGACTTGAAGCTGACAATAAAATTGATTAGGCTCTCACCAATATCTCGGCCCATGATTGTAGCCTTTTTACCTTTTGCGATCATGTCATAACACCCCTCAATCAGTGGAGCATTATTCCGGCAAAGTACAGCATCACCAGCTTTGATATTGTCCAAAGTAGTCCCACCACGAACAAGACCTTCTTTGGCATTCTCCCATGCCTTAATGTCTGGGTCAATCTTATTTACGTACTTAATAACTTCTTTGGGACAACGGAAACAAGTGTTTAGAGACATTACTTTGCATTGAGCTGAGAATGTGTCAAAACTCTCAGAGTCACTACCAGCGAAGCCGTAGATAGCTTGGCAATTATGGGTAACTATACTATCAGCAACATAGGTCTGATATTTACTAACCGATAAGCTGTACACAAACCCATCGTAAAATTCCTTAGATATAGTTGCAGGACACCAATCCTGCTTCAACTCATGACGCTTACCCTCAAAATGAGGCAGTACCAAACAACCATTAAATAAATTACAAGCACGAACTTCCATTGGTCGTTTCATGGACAAACACTTCTTACTACCATCATTCAAAAATAACGGGTATTGGATGTCCTTACCAAAAAAGTCTAAACAATCTAAGGCCCGTCCAGTGTTATCACCAATGAACTTCCAAACCCTATCTACATTTAGCTGTATTTTAGAACCACTAAATAAAGTTTGGGGTAGGCCAAATTTACCAGATATGGCTTGTTCCATTTCATAAGATTCTGCCCTACTATCATAAAGACCCAAAATCCAACAGCAATCAGCAACCTCATCCCGCATTCTCTTAATCAGACCAGATACTTTAGTTTTAGGGTAATCCACACAGCAAGTCCCAATCCTAAAATTATCCCCTCTACGCATCATGTAAACACAAAACTTATCCCGTAAAGCAGAAAAAGATGCTATACATATATGGTTAGGGGTATATTTAGAAGTAGCTCCACTAGGCGTACTGCACACAATAAGATCACCTTTATAAGGTCTTTTTGTTATTCCATCTACCTTCTGCGAGTTGTAGAAAGAGCTATCATTGACACTATAAGCTACCACAGAGTCACCTACTGATAAAGATTCTATAGGTACTTTCTTGTATACTGAGGGTATCGAACCTCTTAAGCCTTTTTTATAGTTAGACTGACTAAAGTCCTTAACAGTTACCATAGTACCAGCAGGTTGACACCTATCCCCAACAGCAAAAAGACGGCCCATAGGCTTTAAAAATTTAAAAACGAGTTCTCTTTGTGCTTTACTAACGTCCTGGCACTCATCCAAGTATATATAATCATATTTAAAAATAGGATTCAAATTCCTTACAATTGGCTGACGAATTTGATCAACAAAATCAATATTCTTAATATCACCATCAGCCAATTCAATAGCTCTTTTTACCACCCGTAACTCATCGTTGGTAAATCGGTATCCGTATTTATCCTGACAGTTTGTAAAATCTTCAGCAGTTTCTACCAAATTTAACCGACAAAGATCAGTGAACTTTTTCATGTCCCAAAGAAGTTCCCCAAACCCTTCTTGAGATTTCAGCCAAGAAGCCTCTTCTTTGAGAAGGAAATTGTAGATTTCGGCCATTTTCTTCGTGTTCATCTGAGAACCACGAAGTAAGGAAAATCCAAGCCCATGACAAGTCTTTATGTCAATCCCAGACATTCGCTGGGTAAGTTCGTCTTTGATGCTGACGTTGAATGCACAGGCTAGTGTAGACTTATTTTTTGGGATAAGTTTAACTGCCTCTACAAGAGTTGAAGTCTTTCCTGATCCGGCTTTTGCTGATAGTAACACATTACCAGAACCAGAAGTCACTTCGTCAAAAAAGTTCTGCTGCTCAATTGTTGGATTCATCTTTTTAAATTATAAAACAAAGTTACAATTTTAAATCTAAAAAGTCAACCCTAATTTTTATTTTCTTGAATTTTCTTTACCAAAGCCTCTAGGGCTTGATGGTAGAATGAATTATAAATGTGACGGTAATCCTTGGCTCCTAGGCCGATTGTTTTGGATTGTTTAGCTGTTAGTCCTAGAGACTTAGATTCTTCGCGCCAGAGGCGTTTCTGAGCCTTTACAGCGATTTTAGACAAAGATATGAGATTGTGTAGGAGAAAGTCTAAAGATGTCGCTAACTGCAAAGAATCAGCCATAGGAACGGAAATTTCACAGATACCTTTAGTACCTACGTCAGAAATTACTGCTTCAGGATTTACAAGTTGAACCATCAATCTAATGCAACCCATAAAGTAAGCTGAGGTATAAGAAATGTATTTAGTCTTCATCCTTGTTGGGTAAAAAGAAGTAGTCTCAACAGTAGACATTAATTTAACTGCTGCTTCTGCCCATTCATCAAATGTTGTAATTTCATTTGAATGATAATAACCTAGAATCTTATCAAACTGTGTCATAAGTTAATTTTTTGAAATAGTTAGCCCATAAAGGCAAAAATTACCAGTTCATGTAGTAGTGCATTTTACTTAACTACAATTACAAAAATTATGATTTTGGGTTACTTTTAGTAACCATGCCCTGAGAATTCAAAGAATACAAAGTACCTTCAAATTCCCATTTCAGTAACTCTACAAAGCTGTAATTCTTTGGTAGTTTCTCCTTAGCTTTAGAGTCAGGAGCTATACAGTTGAGTTCAAGACGAATTTTCTTTACAAACTTAGCTTTTGTTTTGTTAAGTTCTTTTAGTAAATTCAATCCTTGAATAGCAACTTGTTGAGAATACCAAGAAGTACCTTTAGATAGCATACACAAAGCTTGATCTAAGCTATAATCCTTTCCAGTAAAAACTTTTTTAGGATCAAAATAAGGAGCAAATTGAGTGTATAGGAGATTTGGTTTAGGTTCAGCACCAATACTCTGCAAAAACGTAGAGGAAAGCTTTGCTTTTCTCGGAGTAGTTGCAGAGTATTGCACCAGTGTAGGCGAAGCCGGAACGGTTAACCTTTTATGTACTGCCCCTTCGCTAAAGCTCCGGGGCTGAGTAATGTAAGTAAGTTCTCCGACTACGGCTGCGCCTTCGTCTCCACGCTTACTTACATTACTTAGTGAACGTACAAAGTTCTCTTTAGCTATCTTTCTTCTAAGAGATTTACTTGAATAGCATTTTGTGGGTTTAAAATTCTTGATAATCAAAAGCTTTTCCATTCTCATGGAATAATAACCTTGATCGTTAAGTACAAATCTTTGTGGATGATACTTTTCTGGATTTCTTTGTGTATTACCAAATGCTAAACACTCTTGTATGGATTCGACTTTTTTAGACTCGAATGTTGGACAAAAATAGCTTTGGTCTTCCATCAAAAAAATGTCAATAGCCTTTTTCCGTTGATTGTGTATTTCAACATGACTTAGGTTAAGGTTTCTGCCTTGACTTCTTAAAGGATAAAACCCTTGATCACTTGTCATCATAAAGCTAGACTTATTCCCTTGTGTATCTGAGTATAGTCTAGGATCATTCTTATCAGTGATCTCAATATTTTTAGCTGTCAGAAGTTTATACTTCTGTTTAGCTTCTTTAGATTTTTCTGTTAAAACAGATTTACCATCAACGATAATTACCCACCTCATAAACTCATCAAAGTTTGTAACAAGTCCAAAGTAGTAAGGCATAGCCTTGTAGCTTTTAGCCTTTCCTTCAATTGCCTCAGTTACTTTTATAATGGAGGTAAGTTTGTATTTGTGGTTGGATTCAGATAGAAGACCTAATTCAATCAAGGTATTTATCCTCTTGTTGATGGTTCTTTTATCTTTATTGATTTTGTTGAGTAAATTCTTAGCTTGGGATTTGTAGATGTATCCTCCCTTAGCTTGTTGGAATAGCTGGATGTAATAAAATAATTCTTTACCTGCTTTATAGCGGACGAAATGATTTACAATTGATATGGGTATATTTTTAACCATTTGCCTTGAGTGTTAAATGGTTAAAAAAAAGAATAGGCATCCAAGCCGAATGCTCAGTGCCTATTGCTGTTAATGCTCTCAAATAATATATATCAACCTTAAATACGTTACCGTATTTAGTATTAATAGTCGTTAATTTTTTGTAGTTATTTGAGTGCATTAATACAATTATTATGCCTCAAACCTACGACTATTTGTATTATTATGCAAGTTTTTAAACAAAAATCTTCAAACTTTTTTTAAGTCTTCTCTAATTCTCATAATCAGCTTACCTAATTCATTTTTTCCTTCTTTAGTTCTCAGGCAAACCCCCCAAAACTTATCTCCCCAATGATTCCCCTCCTCGATAATTGCATCTCCTGTCGCTTTGAGCTGACTTCTAAAAGGTTCTTTGTTGAACTTCTGTCTCAAACAATCCTCCATAACTTGGAGCTTTTCATAGGCATCTTTCGTGCATTCAGATTACCTGTTTTTAGGTTTTTTCTCCATATCATGTTATACTTATAATAACTCATTCCATGTGTTATCATCGTAGTCACAAACGGCTGATTACCAAAAAGTACTATTATAGCTCCCTGCTCAATAAATTTTGAGTATTCTTTCCATAGCTTTTGGGGGTCTATAATAGAGTCCCACTTATTTTGTGTAGTGCCATAAGGTAAATCACATAGGACTAAATCTACATCCTTTATGTTTTTTAATTCACTAAGGCAATCACCTAGGATTAATTTCATCATTAACGCTTTTGTATTTATTCAAATAGTTTTGATAGCACTGTTCACAAAAGTAATGGTTGTTGCAATCTTCTCGTCTCAATGCAGGTTCAGGGCAGTATTTGTTTTCTTCTGGTGAGAAAGTTTCACAAACCCCTTTTACATCTGGTTCTTTGTAGTGTGGTATGATCCCCATAGATGAATACTCATAGGATACTTTTGAAAGTCCTTGAGTAAATCGTTTGATTTTTTCTTGAGTAATGTCACTACCTTGGTGTATGTTAATTCTAAAATCCCTAGTATCACTCATCGTAGTTCAGCTAGAAGGTGATCAAACATACCATACATCAATTTGTAATTATGTATGGCTAGAACCAAAAGAACAGCAATCAGCATAAGATTACCATTGCTAATCTTCAAAAAACTTCCCATAATCAACAGGTAGAAGATTATGAGAATTACATGTGTTGATTTATTTTTCATTGTTGTTTTTTAGTTCCACGGTAAAGTCCGTACCCAAATACAGCTACAATGACAGCAATCCACCAAGGTAACTTAACATCTGGTTTTGACTCAGACTTTTGAAGTTGGGTTTCCAGTTCATCAATTTTATCCTGAAGTACTTTCTCCTTTGCAGTATCTCTGACCTTTACGATTTTTTCTACTCTTTCCTTAGTTCCAGCTTTCCATTTGATTACAGGTACATAGGAAATAGAGTCTTTCCAAATTACAGAGTCTTTTCTGTGTATTTCAGGATACGGAACTTTTACAAACTCAATATAAGGAGTTGAGTCTGGAATACCTATGCCAACATAAGTAGTTGAATCCTTGCAAGGGTAGGTCTCAGCACATTTTTGGGCTAATTTGTTATTGCATGAGGCCAATAACAAGGTTATTGATAAGATGCCAATAAGTCGAACCATGTCTCGGTGATTTTGAGTTTGTCTTTTGATTTTTCCAAGTACCCTTTCTTGATAAGTCCTCTAGCAGCATTATGTGCATTGATATACTTTAGATTATACACCCGGCACAGATCAGCTAAGTTGAGAATACAAAAAGGTTTTCCTTCAATAATGAAGCTAATTTTTTCACAGGTCAGTCTGATAGCTTCCATTAACATTGCCTGATTTGCAGTTACATGCCCATCCATCAACATAGCTGTGTCAATTTCGATGGGGTGAATGAAGTCGTTTTTAATCATAGTATTTTGATTGTAAAAGTACGAATTAAAATTGATTTTGCAAATTTGATTTCAAAAAATTTAGAATGTGAGTTATAACATCAATCGTCCACCCGTTTCCGATCATTTTGGTTCGCGCAGTTTTTGGAGCAACTGAAGTGTACCCGTCTGGCATTGTTTGAAGACGTTCGCACTCCGTAATTGTGAGGTTGCGGTAGTGCAATAAGTCCTCAGTAATCAATCCT